TATTGGCACCAAGCCAGTTTGGTAAGCGTGACCCAATTCAAGAGTTGATTGATAAATTGCGCAATGAAGGTACAAAAGAAAGCTATGAAATGGCTAAGAAGTTATATCCTAAAATGCGTGTATATGCTCCTGTTGTAGTTCGTGGTGAAGAGTCTGAAGGTGTAAGAATTTGGTCATTTGGAAAGTTAGTATATCAAGCATTATTATCATTGATGATGGATGAAGATTACGGCGATATCACAGATCTTAAGGTGGGTACTGATGTTAAAATTAAGTGCACTAAGCCTCCGGGTCAACAGTGGGCTAAGACTGAAGTATTACCTAAACGAAAGTCATCACCGGTGTCTAAAGATGCAAAACAAGCAAAAGAATGGCTATCTAATATTCCAGATGTTAATAATATCTTCCAAACTAAGTCTTATGATGAGTTAAGTAATATTATTAATAGCTGGCTTAATAGTGACGAGGTTGAAACTGAAGGATCTGACTGGTCTGGAAGTAAAACAAAGAGTAGCGACACAACTCCAAAAAATACTAGTGATAGTAAAAGCGAATCATACTCTAATTTAGACGATGCATTCTCTGATCTAATGAGTTAATACAAAATTAAAAATTATTTTAGGCCTGAGCAATATTGCCCGGGCTTTTTTGTGTCTGTTCTTGATATATATAATATACTAATGATGGAGTAGAGATGAAAGTAACTCGAAAACAATTAAGATCCCAGCTTGAAAGACAGCTATTAGAACACGTCTCAATAAAAGAGGTAAATGAACTAGCAAAAGAGTTATATCCTTATTTTAAAGAAGTGATATTAGAGGAACGGGCTAGCTTGAGATCACATATGCTTGTTGCGGGTCATTTTGACTTATACGAATCGATGCTTAAAGAAGATAAGCTACTAAGTGAAGGTATATTAGACACAGTCGCAGATGTAGGAATTACTGTTGGTCAAATGGTTGGTGGCGGTGTAGGCCAGGCTGCTGGTATTGCCGGCCTAATAAAATATACACCTGAATTTCAAAACAATATAGACAAACCATTCCTGGAGTGGTTTTTCCCTTTTATCAGTGTGTTCTTTTCTGCTCAAGCTTTATTGTTTCCAATGCCGGCAGCCGGAGGTATGAAAGCTATTTTGCAAGGGTTTGCAAAAGGTGTGAAAAATATTATAACTGGCGCCGGTGGTCTACTTGCAAAAGGCGCCATGACTGCTTTAACAAAAGGAAAGGGCTTTTTTATTGGTGCAATAAACCTTTTTAAAAAAGCAGCAGCCGGAATGGCAAAACTGGTTGGAAGAGGCGGCGACGATGTTGCTAAATTAGAAGCCAAACTAGGTGGATCAGGTTTTCTTTCAAAAGTTATGAAGACTTTAAAAGGCGCAATTGATGAGTTTGTTAAGCGTTTAGGCGTTCTCGTAGCAGGATTAAAAAGTCTAGGTAAGACAAATGTAAAAGACTCTCCTGCCCTTGTCAAAAATATTTTAAAAAAAGCATTTGAAACTTCTAAGGATAAGTTAGACGACGCAGCTGCAGCATTAAAAGGGACCAAGGTTGGAAAGGCTATAACTGCAGCAAAAACGTCAGCAGGAAGAGCATTAGAGAAAGCACTCCTAGGTATTACAGTAAAAGCATCTGATGACATTGCAAAGTTAACTATAAAGGGCGCAAAACTCAATTATGCGGGTTCAACATCAGCACAAATATCGGGTATTGTTGGCGGAAGATTGACAATGAATTACTTGGACGATGCCGGAAAGATTTTGGGAATGGGTGTAGTTTCTGGTGATAAATTAGTAAAAATATTAGCCAAAAATCCAAAAGTTAAAAAATGGATGTTTAGTAATTTAGATGACGCTGGAAGAAAAGCGGCATCAAAAGCATTTTCCACTACGTCAAGTTCTTCAAAAGCGGCATCAATTGCCGCGGCCAAAGCCACTTCAAAAGCTAGTAAGTCAGTATTGAAAAGCTTAGGAAGGAATATATGGAAAGCAGCAGCTGGTGGTCGCGCTAGTTTAGTTAAATATTTAGATGAATTTATAGCAGCAAATACAGCGCTGATGGATGATTTACTTAAACCACTAGTTGGAAAAACTTATGGGTCGCTAGGTACATTCCAAGGAAGAGCTGGGTCAGGTTTTAAGTTCACAGCAGCTGCTGGTGAAGTGTTACCTGGAGCTGTTAGGGGTGCTGCAAGTGTAAGTAAAAGCGGAAAGGTTGCCAGAGTTTATATTAAAAACATCATATCGGGAAAAGTCGTTGATGGTAAATCAACAAGAATGTTCGGTAATTTCTTAAGAGATCTTTCTGTGATAAAAGATCCTGCCTTAGACATTATTTTGGCAGCGATCACCAAGTTTGCGCCAGCCATGGCAAAAAAAGCCGGCCCAGAAGTAGCAAGAGTTTTAGCTGCGTCACAAGGTGGCGGGTTTGATGACTTTGATGTAGAAGCATACAAGAGTCCGATAAGAGGTAAAAGCCGGATGGCAGCTAGGGAAAAAGGTTTAAAAGAATCACTCTACCTAGACAACATTATTTGGGAATCCAACCTTCGAAGGTCTATACTAGAACAAAAAAAATTAATCAACCTTATTACTTGAAAAATCAAATTATACGCTATATAATCTACTAAACACAAAGGAGTAGATGATGGCTAAAAACGACGATTTCACATCCCAGCTAATTAAATCATTAAACAAAGACTACAAAACTAAAGTAGCATATAATCTTTCTGAAGATGAAAGCCCAACACAAGTAAAAAGATGGGTTTCTTCTGGTTCTAAAATGTTAGATTATATTTGCGCAAATCAACCTGACGGTGGTTTTCCAGAAGGTAGAATTGTAGAAATATTTGGACCGCCCTCTATTGGTAAATCTCATGTAGCAACGCAGATAGCCCGCAGTACCCAACAAATGGGTGGCATTGTGGTTTATATAGATACTGAAAACGCAACGTCGATCCAGAATCTAGGGAACTTAGGTGTTGATGTGGCACAGCGTTTTGTTTATGTTGACACACACTGTACCGAAGAAGTACTTGATCTAGCTGAAAAGACAATCTTAAAAGCTCGGGCAATGGAAAAAGATGTACCAATTACCATCATCTGGGACTCAGTTGCAGCTTCGTCACCAAAAGCTGAACTATTAGGTGATTATGATAAAGAAACAATAGGTTTACAGGCACGAGCAATATCAAAAGGCATGCGTAAGATAACAGGTGTTATAGGTCAAACTAATACACTTTTTGTTATCTTAAATCAGATAAGAACAAAGATAGGCGTAATGTATGGTGACCCTGATACTACACCTGGCGGCAAAGCCATCCCTTTCCACTCGTCAATTAGAATTAAACTTGGTGCAGGCCAACAGATCAAAGACGGTGAAGATGTAATTGGAATTCAAGTTTGGGCAAAAACTGTTAAAAATAAAGTGGCGCCTCCTTTTAGAAAGGTTAATTTCCAAATTCATTTCGGAAAGGGCATTGTTGAGCATGAAGAGATGTTTGACTTGTTAAGAAAACATGGTATTGCTTACGATGATGACGAAGCTAAGCGATCATACCTAGTGTCAGGAGTGGGTGGTTGGAAGTCTATAGAATTATTTGATGAAAACGGCACGGTAATTGATTCTAAAAAGTTTAGAAAAACTGAATTTAATGAAATCATAGAAGATGACTTTTGGGGCCCGATTGTTGATATCATACTTAAAGATGCTATGGTAAAGAAAATGGGCACATCAGCAGGTGTAGACATTGACACAGAATCATACGAAGAGATGAAGGCACTCGCAGACGAACTGGACATGTAATGATAAAAAATAGAGTATTGATATTTGACGCATTAAATGTATTTATGCGTCATTATATTGCACACCCAGCAATGTCTGACAATGGTGAACAGATTGGGGGTATTGTTGGTTTTTACTACAATGTAGTTAATATGATTGAAAAGTGCAATCCTGAAAGTGTTATTGTTGTTTGGGAAGGCGGTGGTTCTAAAAGAAAACGTGATCTATACCCAGATTATAAAAAAGGAAAGCGACCGCCTAAGATGAATCGATACTATGATAAAGAAGAGTTGCCTGATTCATTAGAAAATAGAAACTTTCAAATGAGTACGCTTATTGGTATTTTATCTAATTTACCAGTTTGTCAAATTTATGTAGAAGGCGCTGAGGCAGATGATGCAATAGGTTATATGTGCAAATATAAACTTAAAGATAAAAATAAGATAATAGTTTCTGGTGACCATGATTTTTATCAACTGATTGATGAGGATTGCATCATATACTCTCCTAACTCAAAATCATTTGTTAATACAGCTAAGGTTGTAGAGAAGTATGGTGTACATCCTCATAACTTTTGTTTAGCAAAATCGATTGTTGGCGACAAGTCTGACAATATTCCGGGTGTACAAGGTGTTGGATACAAAAAACTATCTAAAGAATTTTCTGAATTGTTATTAAAAGAAGATTTCCAAAACAACACATCACAATTGTTTATTGATAACGACGTTAAACACCAAGAACATCCAAAGAAAAAGATATATAAATCTATTAAAGACAGCGAAAAGTTAATTGAGCGTAACATTAGATTGGTTAGATTGGACGTTGATAACTTAGTACATGACCAAACAAAAAGAATTGATTATAATATTGAAAATTTTAATCCTGCATGGAATAATATCAAAGCAATTAAACACTTAAATGAAAACAATATAAAGAATATTGATTTTTTAAGACACAGCTACTTATTAAGAACCTTAACTAAAGGAAAATTATGGTGATGGAAAATCCAAACTACTTTTCAAAATACGGAAAAGACTTCCAAGAAAAAATATTTCAAGCACTGTTAAAAGATCACAATTGGTCTGCACAAATGATTGAGATCATGCAATATGATTATTTTCTCCC